AACCCACAGTGCGGACTTATTGATGAATATCAGGCTCAACCGACAACGGCAGCTTATGATGTTATTGATTCAGGTATGGGAGCCAGACCGGAGCCCTTACTATTCACCATCACCACAGCCGGCTTTGACCTTGATTATCCATGCTACACGGTAGAATACAAGCTGGTGAGCGATATCCTTAACCCGGATTCGTCCACGGTCCTGGAGAACTACTTTGTCATGATCAATGAGCTTGACCCAGGTGATGATCCCTTCGATGAGACCGTCTGGATAAAGTGCAATCCGATTCTAGGCTCTTACCCTGAAGGGATGAGCTCATTAAGAAGATTTGCAGAAGAAGCGCATCTTGCCTCAGATAAAATGCGAAGTTTTCTCACAAAGAATATGAACACCTGGATTGACAGCCCTGAGGACGGTTATATCTCTTTAGACAAGTGGAAAGCTTGTGAAGTAGATAAAATACCATATGATCTCACCGGGCAAGAAGTCTATGTGGGCGTCGATTTATCAGATAAGATTGACTTATCGTCCGTAGCCTTTGAAATCCCATACAAAACTGAAGAGGGAGACGAGCTGTACATCATCAAATCACACAGCTTCATACCCAAGGCAACGATGTACAAGAGACAAAGGCTTGAGAATAAGCCTTATCCGCTGTGGGAAGTCGAGGGATATATCACAGCATCCACGGCATACGAGGGTGAGCTGATAGATTACCGACAAATAACGCAGTACATTGTGCAGCAGCTGAATATAAACAAGTGGAAAGCAATATACATTTGCATAGATCCTAGAGGTGCTACGCAGTTCACGCTTGAACTCGCGGACCTGGGTTATGAAGTCCTGGAGGTTTTCCAAAGCAACTCCAGTGTCCATGAGCCAACATCACACTTCAGGGAAATGGTGCAGGTCGGTAGAGTAATGTACGAGAAGAACCCGGTCCTGGAGTATGCAATACAGAACTGCAGAGTTGTGATTGATACCAAGGGGCAGATCAGGCTTGATAAGTCGGATCCAAATAAACGAATTGACCCTATAGCTGCAATCATTGATGCACACAAGCTAGGAATGAAGCACATATTTAGGGTAAAAAGGCAGGAGTTGACGGATGAATTTTTTGAAAACCTTTGGGGATGACCTAAAAGAAGTAATTAAATACTTAAAAGCCGAAGCGGGGGACCTGTTGATCTACATGGGTCTTTTTTTATTGCCCATAACTACATACCAAATCAGTGTAATAGCCGCATCATATGTTCTATCTGTGGTGCTGATCATCATTGGAATCAACATTATTCGTGCCAAAGGAGGTGAAAAATAATGGGAACATTTTCAAAATCAATGTTTAGCCCTAAAAACTACACCTTCGCGGATGAAGCCGACTTCCTTGCAGCGCTGAATTTATCAGCACAAGATTTAGATCCTAACAAACTTAAAGAGGCGGTCTATTTCACTTGCATGAGGATAATGACGGACTCCATGGCCAAGATACCCGCTAAAATCTACAAAGGCGATGACAAAGACAAAAAGCATCAAGTCTATAGGTTGCTAGCAATCAGGCCAAACCCATACATGACCCCGTCAGACTACGCAAAAACCGTAGAGTATCAGCGTAATCACTGGGGACATTCAGTAGTCGTTATCGACTGGAACCGAAAAACAGGGGATTATAGAGGGCTTTACCCACTTGACATGGCAAATGTGAAGATATGGATTGACGATGCCTCTATTATCAAAACCGGAAGAGGGCAGTCTAAACCGAGATCTAATATGTTCTATGTTTACACGGACCCCAAGACAAAAGAAGAATACATTTACAAGTCAGATGATGTGCTGCACTTCAAGGGATTTACCCCCGATGGCATCATAGGTAAGTCAGTGAGGGAATACCTGGGAGAACTCATAGAGAACAGCCAGAGCGCTCAAGGATTTATCAATAAGCACTTTACTGAAGGATTAATGTCCAGGCTTGCAGTACAGTACACAGGCGACATCGATGAAGCAAGCGAAAAGAAGTTCCAGGAGAAGTTCGCGAGACTGAACGGTGGTGTTAAGAACGCAGGGAAGATAATTCCTATACCAAGCGGGTTTAATATTCAGCCAATCGACAATAAACTTGTGGATTCGCAGTTCTTGGACCTCAAGAAATTAACCGCCAGAGAGATAGCAGCAGCCTTCGGGGTGAAGCCGCACCAGATCAATGACCTGGAGAAGTCGAGTTACTCCGCAATCGATGCACTAAATCAGCAGTTTTACATCGACACCTTGCTCCCCATCATCACGATGTACGAGCAAGAGTATAATTACAAGCTGTTTTCAGACGATGAACTCTCTGAGGGATACAGAATCAAATTTAATGTTGACGTAATTTTGAGGGCGACCTTAAAAGACAGAATGGAAGCCTACTCAAAAGCCATCCAGAACGGAGTTTACTCCCCGGCAGATGCCAGGGCGAAGGAGGACTTGCCGTTTATTGAAGGGTCTAACGTACTCTTAGTAAATGGCAATATGATCACAGTTCAGGCGGCTGCCGAGGGAGGTGAGAAAAAGTGAAAAAGAAAAAACCAAAATTTTATAGCTTTAAGGCCCTGAAAGACAAAGCGGAGTTGTATATCTATGGAGAGATTGTATCTGACAAATGGTACGAATCCGATGTAACCGCAACAGATTTCAAAGCCGAACTAGCTAAGTGCAAAGGGAAAGACTTGGACATCTATATCAACAGTCCTGGTGGGTCTGTTTGGGAAGCTCAGGCAATTGTAAGTATGCTTCAGAGACACGACGGAGTAAAGACCGCGTATATCGATGGCATTGCCGCCTCAGCCGCCTCCTTCATCGCCTTATCTTGTGATAAGGTATTTATCCCTAGCAACGCTTATCTCATGATACATAAAGCGTGGGGCATGTCCTGGGGCAATGCTGATGAGCTAAGGAAACAAGCTGAGATGCTTGACAAGGTTGACGAGGGTATACTGGCAATCTATATGACTAAAGCAAAAGTTTCCGAAGAGGAAATGAAAAAACTTGTGGCAGATGAAAGCTGGTTTACTGGAGCTGAAGCGATTGAAGTATTTGATATCGAAGCGGTAGAAGAAAAGAACGTGGCAGCCTTTATCAACCAGGAGATCCTAGCCAAGTACATGAAGACTCCAGAGGACCTGAAGAAACTGGAAGACACTGCCGATGCTGAACAAATCGAGACGCCAAACCCGAACGAAAAGATAATGCAAGAGCTACAAGGGTTCCTAGAACTCCAATAGCTCTTTTATTATACGCATTAATAATTACCTGAGGAGGTAAACAAAAAATGAAACTAAGAGATTTAATCAAGAAAAAGAACGCACTCGCAACAGAAGCTAGGGCACTGCTCGAAGCTGGAAAGGTAGACGAGGCTAAGGCCAAGACTACTGAGATCAACGACCTTAACGCAACCATCCAGGCTCTTATTGATTTAGACGAAGCCGAAGAGAAGGGCAAAATCGCAGACTTTGATGATGATGATGTTGTCGCGAAGGCCAAGACACCCGAGAATAGGACTAAGGCCACCGCATCAGCACTGAGATCCACAATCAAGGCCCTTATGGGTAAGAAACTGACCGAGGTTGAAGCTGCTCTTGTAACTCCAGGAACCAACGGCGAAGGCTACATCCTTCCTGAAGACGTCAAGACGAAGATTCACGAACTCACCAGAGACTACAAATCCATGAGACCAATCCTTGGAGCGATGACTACAAAGGATATGGCTGGATCATTCCCTATGGAAGGATTCGAAACTGTTTCCGAGTTGATCTCCTTCGATGACAATGGCACAGACATTGCAGCCGCAAATGATATCACCTTCGTAAATGTTCCTTTTGCACTGAAACAGAAGGGCGCACTCATCGTTTTGGGCAACACGCTCCTGCAGAAGACAGACAACGACCTGATCGCTTATGTCGCTGGCGTATTTGCTAAGAAAGCAGTCATCACGGAGAACAAAATGGCGTTTGCTGCTCTTGACCTTGGAAAGACCAAGAAAGCCGTCGCAACAGTAGCAGCCCTCAGAAAACTGTGGAACACACAGATTGATGAGTCTGTTAAGTATGGCGCATCCCTAGTAACTAACCAGGACGGATTCGACTTCCTTGATGCAGCAGAAGACCTGAATGGAAGACCTCTGCTTCAGCCTGTAGTTACGGACCCAACAAAGAGGACTTACAAGGGTGTTCCTGTAGAGGTATTCTCAAACGCGCTGCTTCCTACTACCGGAGTAACACCCACAGCAAAGGTTCCACTGTATATGGGTAACCTGAAGATGGCTGCATCCTTCGTGGATGACGGTATTTATCAGTTTGCTCTTTCGGAACATGTTGGATTTAACAAAAACATCACAGTTGCGAGAGTAATTGAGCATGTAGACTGCATCCAGGTAGACAAATCTGACAAGGTTTATTTCGTAGGAGAAATGACCATATAAGGGAGTTAATCACTCCCTTTTCCTTTTTCATCTGGGAGGTGATTAATTGGAACCTTTATTGACAGTAGACGAGGTGCGTGGCTGGATAACTGAGTATGATAACGGAGATGTCGAAGACTTGAAAGCGAACAAGCAGCTGGAAATGCTGATAAATGTCGCAGAAGGATATGTCAAGGACGCCTGCGGAGCTTGGTATAAAGACACGGAAGCCTTAAAAGAAAAATCAAAATTCATTATGTTGACTCTGATCAATGACTGGTGGGAGCATCGTGGATTTATCCATGAGACACCTCGTATGACAATGCAGCAGAGGCAGTCCCTGCAAGGGATCATACTGCACATACAGCTGGGTAAGCCGGAGGTGGTTTAATGCGAAGGCATTTAATTGAGTTCGGTAAATTCCAGGTGACCTACGACTCCGCCGGGTTTCCGGTGGTAGATACACAGGGTCAGCCAATCAAAGAGTTTGTCATCGTGAAAAGGCTTTATGCTAACGCCAATGATGTTTTTGGCGAAGAGAAATACATGGCCAAGCAGCAGTACAATAGCGAAATCGTAAAATTCACAACGCAGTATATTAGCGGGTTAACGCCTGATCTAATCCTGCGCTTCAAAAACCAATACTACGAGATGGTCGGAAACCCTGACAATGTCAAGTATCTGAATAGGGAACTGAAAATTGAAGCCAAGAGGGTGATCATCTAATGGGCATCCAGGCGATAGGTTTTTTAGAACTCGAAGATGGAATTGATGACATGCAGATTTCCGACAGCAAGAAAAAAGATATACTGCAAAAGGCTGGCACGTATGCAAGAGAAAAAGTCCGAGCAGAGACATATAAACGCACAGGCATGCTGAGT